TGTTGGCGTCAGTTCTCTCAACTGTAAGACCATCAGCTCCTGTAATTGTAATATCATCTGTGGTGGTTGTAGTTACAGCGCCAAGTCTGTTATGGTTTTCACCTGTCAGTCTGAGGTATGCAAAGTTACCACCACCAGACTCAACAGAAACAGAATACAATCTGCTGTCAAAATATAATGACTCAGAATTTCTCTCTACCTCAACACCACCATAAGTATTTCTTCGGAAGAATACATCATCCTCAATACCGTTAGAATCGGTAAGAGTTAATTCACCATGATCCGTACCAGTTAAAGCAATGCTATAAGTAGTATCAGTATTAGGAATAATGTCACCAAGTTTTGCTACCTGATACCAAGAGTTACCAGCAGCATAATGCATTGTGGAAGTTGCCTGAGCGAATGCAAAGGAACCTCTCGCTCCAGTTGCTGCAGGGAAACTTGCAACATCAGCATAATAAAATGAAATTAAACTTGCAGTATCAGCTGTAGTAGTAATACTATTAACACCTGTCAGATTATTACTGGCATCTAAAACCAGTGCAGAATCTGATAGCAGAGATCCATTTGTCCCATCAAATAATGCAATAGAATTATCAGTGACTGTGCTAGGAGCACCTACAGTTCCTGCTAATGTTGTGGAGAATGTGATCTCATTATTGTTTCTAGTGATATCAATATTACTACCACCCTTCAAAATCAATGCATCAGCACTACTGTCAGACCCTGTTAGTGTAGCACTGGCACCATCAATTTCATCAGCAAAAATCAAATCGTAAGTGGTATTCGTATCATTTCCACTAAAAGTAATCGTTCCAGAATTTTCTGTAACTGTAATATTACCTGCACCAGTCAAAGTAATTTGATCTTGCTGACCCGATGCATCACCACTACCTGTCAATCTTAACTTAATATCATTAGAAGCAATATTAACTGCCGCAAATGCATAAGTACTATTGGTATCAGTAAAGGTAACCCACTTCAGTCCAGATCCACTAGAAGCAAGCAACTGATTATTAAGACCAATACCATCAGACAATGTGATGGTAGCACCATTCAGATCAAGAGTTTCTCCCGAAGAAACTTTTGCACCCTCAGCAAAGGTAACTTTATCATTACCCGCTAGATTTACTAGTTCGTTAACTAATATTTTTGACATTACATGCCTGTTATACTTTCCTTCAAAGTATTTATAAATCCATCAAGAGACGAATGAATACCATCCCGTAGCAATATACTTTTTCTGAGTCTTACTCACAACGCCATGATGGAAATGTGTCCATGATGTAGGCCAAAGAACTACTCTTCCTGCTACTGCATCAGTAGTCAAATCATACTGAGGAAATCTAGTTCCACCATCATCAGTAACAGTGTTGAGGTAAATCATCCACACAACCACACGCTGAGCATCAGTTATGAATCCTGCTTCGCAATGTGGTTGTGGATAACCACCACCAGGAAGATACTTTTGGAGATTATACTTGTTTTCTAATCCCCAATACCCTATACTATCTAACTCAGGATTTTTAATTTTATATTTTTTCAAACACTCAGATAAAGCATTGTATATCATGCGATCCACATCGGTCTCATTACCAAATAAGTTATGAATATCCCAACTATCTTTCTTTGAAACATCAACACCCATTCCCATGAGACCACGCTCTATGTTCGGACAGGTATCAATATAATTTATAATACTATCACACTGCTCTAACGTCAGAACATTATCATACACTTCAATAAAATTATTCATGATAGTAATTACACTAAGCGGATGATCGGAATCGAACCGACGACATCTAACTTGGAAGGATAGCGTTCTACCGCTGAACTACATCCGCAGGGTGGGAGAGCGTTACTTCCCCCTAGGCTCGCCACTTATTCTTTGACTGGAAATAAGAAACCAGGCGGGAGTAAACTCCATCCGCACCACCTGCTCTTTAAGGAAGCAGGAAACCATGGGGTCATTTGGATCCACCACCTAGTTTTACGAACTAGGAAACGCGAGGGGTCGTTAAACCCATCCCGACCAGGGCGAGTTTAGCGTCGTCCCGAGACGTGAATCACGAAAATGTAATCACGTCCTGACCAGAGGCACCAGGAATGTTGACTGGTCCAGCAGCAAACGTTGGATCAGTCAAATCAAAATTGACATATCCAGAATCAGTAGAGTAATCAACAGGATTAGGAGCACTGAACTGAAGATCATTGCTTACAACAAAAGCACGCTTTACTTTCTCAACATCTTCAATGATATTAAGAAGTTTGCGAAGGTTGGTAGCAGAAGCATTACCAGTTACAGAGCCAAGAGCAGCACGAAGTTCTTTCTCAGCAGCATCAAGGCGTTCGTAGGTAGTCATAGTGTTTGTAAATTCAGGAGGTTTTGCAGGAATGAATTCAGTTTGATTATTGAAATTAAGAGGTGAGTTGTTTAGCGACATCTTTTACATAGCAGGGAACACGATCGGGGTCTAACCATTTAGTATATTCAAAATCTTCCATTGCTGTAGTCAATTGCATACCGTTATCGCAGAGATACATGTCAGAGTACCGCTTGGTGTACTCATTTGCCTTCTGGATACGAAAGTCTGGCATACCATTCTCTAGTGTGCCAGACTCAACATAACGATAAGGGAAACGCTCAAGGAGAACTTTCATAATCAAAATGACTTACTGGATAATAGTAGCAGGGTCAGACGAGGATGTCAAGGTCTTTCTCTAATTGGGTTAGAACCACCTCGTAGTCATCATCGGCATCTCCAAATAATTGCAATCCATTTACATCATAAAATTCGTAGAGTTTTTTATACAAATGTGGATACTCATCTTCAAGATTTACAACTCCATCAACGGCGTCATTAAGAATTGAAATGTCCTCAGGGAACTTGCGAAGAAGATTTTGTCTGTTCATTATTGCGTATGAAATACACTACTAATTATAACACATCTAAACTCAATATAAATTGGATATTGATTTAAGGTCTATATCTTTTATGCGTTCAGTTTCAATATAAGAAAATGCAATAGAGGTTCTCATACGAGTTGTATGTCTATTAGGGGAGCGTCCACAATGTTGCCAGTTAGCAGGAAATAATACAACAGTGTTTGGAATGTATGCATAATAGTGGTATTGTTTTGTTTCTGGATTTTGAACTACAAGTTCTCCTCCCCAATCTGTATTCCATTTTCGCTCAGTAAACAATACTGCGGTATAAGTACCCTCCATACTATAATCTGTGTGAAAATTAGAATATGATTCAGTTACCTGACCGTTAGTATGAATTCTTATTAAGGTTATATCTTTCTTCAGATGTTTTTTAAATCTAAACTTTAAATCAATAGATACATTATAAAAAGGTAGTACGTCCTCTGGATGATAAGACATAAAAAATTTCTTGCTTTTATCAGAAGAATAAGTACTAAGACTCCACCACAATAAATCTTGTTTCAATGACAAAAAGGTTTTTTCATTCAATGCACTATCAATCCTTAATGGTAAATCACTTGCCATATTAATTTGAGGGATAAATCGGGGTGATAGGATTTGAACCTACGACCTCCCGCTCCCAAAGCGGGCGCTCTACCAAACTAAGCTACACCCCGTTAAGACCCGAAGGTCATGCAGATTGAATCATTTCTTTTTTAATTTTATACCAGGGATGAACATAAAGTTTATCTGGTTTATAATTACCTTGCAGTTCTTCATGCAAGTCTTGAATCTGATGACTCATTGTATGAATGACACCTTGCAGGTAGGTAAGTTGACTACGAAGTTCTTGGATTTCTTCGTGGAGTTTTTCGTGTTTCATTTAGTAAAAGTATACTAATGCTTGATGACGGGATTGAACCGCCGACCGCCTCGGTGTAAACGAGATGCTCTACCGCTGAGCTAATCAAGCGG